CTCACATCAGAAGGAACAAAAGAGGTAAAATATATGGCTGGATTGGATCTCTCTTTAATTATTCTTTAAAAGATGATCAATCTTTAGCACATGCTATTCAAGCTCTTATGTCTTACACTCTTTTCACTTCTAAAGTTTTAACTTCCAATCAATGGACTAAGTTCATTAACGGTGTTAATTCTGAAGAAACTTACATTCCTGAAGATTTGTTTTCAGAAATGGAAAAGACTGCGGAAAATTGGCTTGGTGATTATAATCCTAAGCAAGAATTTATTCATGCTCAAAGAATATTAACTTACCAAGGCTCTCCTAATAAGAGAGCACCTAGAATCAATGGTCCTTCTGTTCCTCAAGATTCTCTACTTGAATCAGAACTTGATGTTTTGATTTCTGATCAAGGTAGAGCTTTATATCAAAAATATCGTAATTCTTATTGCTTTATTCTTGATGATCTTGATGGTGCAAAGAACAAGATTGGTGCTATTTCCCAATTTTACGGAGTTCCCAACCTAGATCGATCAAAGCTTATAGCTGGTAATATTGGATTTATCCAAGAACCTGGTTATAAACTTCGTAGTGTAGCAAACCCTTTTAGAATTCATCAGATGGCATTAATGCCTTTAGGCAATATGCTATATGATATTCTAAAATTATTACCTTGGGATTGTACACATGATCAATCTAAAGCCTTTCCAATAATCCAAAATGCTCTAATGAAACGAAACACGGTACATTGTGTTGATCTTTCCTCTGCTACAGATTACTTTCCTTTAACTCTTCAACTTCGAGTTTTAAGAAAAATCTTTGGTAACAGACAGGATATCGATTTATTCGAAACCCTCTCTAGAGCAACTTGGAGAACCAACATTAAATCTTGTCCCTACATCAGTTGGACCAGAGGGCAACCAATGGGTTTATTCCCATCATTTGCTTCTTTTGGTTTAACTCATGGATTACTTCTCCTTATGTTATCTGGAGGAGTATACCGGAACCAATTTTTTGTTGTTGGTGATGACGTTGTCATCCTTGATGATAAACTTTCAGAGGTTTATCAATCAACTCTTAAACTATTGGAATGTCCCTATGCATCAGAAAAGACTTTGAGTTCTAATATACTTGCTGAATTTGCAGGTAAAATTATAACTGAAAATCTTGTCATACCCCAACTTAAATGGAGGGATATGTCTGATGATAATTTCATTGATTTAATGAAATTATTAGGGCAGCGTGCTCAATGTATTTTATCAAAAAGACAAAAAGAAGTATATAAACGTATTGCACGTTTACTTCCTCCAATTGGATGTAATCATTCAATTGGCTTGTCTCTTCCTTTACAGGAAGTATCTTTTCTAACAGAAGTTGCTAGAGAAAAATATTTTAATAAATTACATGTCCAAGACAGTTTAGTGGATCTCTCTGCATGGCTCCGAAAACACTATTCGGAACGCGGACTATGGAATTACCTCTCTAGAGGTATTATTTCCACGGTCTCAACTTTCGACGAGAAAGTCGTAGCTGCTTACTCAAAAACACCTTTTGCAATTGGTGTTAGTAAGTTAGGAATAAGTATGGCAAAAGGTATGCCAGACTTACCGAAGGTTATGGATGATTCCAGCCTTCCAACCCTAGTCAGAAATCCGTCAAGGACTTCCACTTTAGAGTGGTATGAGAAAGCATTAGGTTGTACACCTAAAACTTCTTAACCAAGGAC